TAAATTTGTATTAGTAAAACTTGTTGTGTTATGTACTGTAATAGTATTTGAAGGAACTGGAGTTGGTGTCTGCAATACACTACCAACTGGAAGACGTTCAATGACACTTGCTGAATTTAGTTTGGTGAGTGGCATATTATCCTCCTATCTCTGTGGCTGATATAAAGCTAAGACCTCTTTCATATTCATTTGTGTCTGTATTACTAACAGTTTGATTAATATATACAGTTGAGGTACTATTATTAAGCACTCCAACTTTATAAGTAATTTGACTTGTCGTTGATGGGGAATCAAAATAACTATAATAAGCTACTTCTGGTGTACTATCTGCATCTATAGCACCTCCATAGTTAATTCTTGAAGTAGAAATACCACAGTTTCTATTTCCATCTTGAGCAAAAGCTAACTTAGTAGTATCTCTGTAGAAAAACCACACAGTATCTTGAACATCATTGCTACCACCCCATTCATGAAATATATGAGTATCTAATTTTATAATAGATGATGTGCTTTTAGGTGTAATATCAACTGTTAAAATACTCAAAGGAGTGCTTGTGTTTGCACTCAAATTTACAGAAGTTCTGCTTGTGTATTGTGTATATTGAACTTGTAACACAGCACCTTTAATATAAGGAGTGCCAGTACCATTGGCATCTTGAAGGTTGTCTACTTTAAGAATTGATGTCATGTTATCCTCCTATGTCGCATGAACTAGTTGTGCAAAGAAATGTGATTTTTGTGAGGATATATCGTGTGCTGTCATAGCTTCATCACCTTGAACCCACATTTCTATATAATCACTACTTCCATTCAATAGAATTAAACCAGTGCCACAAGGATAAACACCATTAGAAAGAAGGTCACTTGTTACTTGATATTGGGTTTCTATAACATCATCTACTGAATCAGAACCATTTCTTTTAATTTGAACATTTATGTAATCATTAACAGTACTAACACCTAATCTAAGTCCACCACCTACAAGATAATACCCTGCAACATCAGGTGTGTATCTGTGATTTGTAGAATCCCAACCACTTATTGTGTCTATCTCTACATTCTCCCATTGAATTTTAGTATTACTTGCACCAACACTTTGGTCTGTATCTGAAGAATTAACTTGCATGATGACACCTTTAGGAATTACGATACCATTGCTGTTAATAGTCATAGCATTTGTGCCGTTTGTGTGTGCTATGTTTTGCACACCTAGTTTACTACTCATGTTAAACTCCTATCAACTTGTATCCACCAAATGCACTATATCTACCATCACCATATACATCAGCACTACCACTAGAATCAGCCATTTGTGTAAATATTTCTACATAATCACTACTTCCATTTAAAGTGACAAATCCATTTACATTAGCAGTAGTAAATCTTTGATTATTACCTTCATGATTAAAATGTGTGTTATGAACTGATGTGCCATTTTTACGAATAAAAGCATAACAATTTTGAAGATTAGCACTAGCATTAGAATTTACAGCAACTCTTGCATATACAAAATATGTACCTGCTACTGTAGGTGTAAATCTATAATTTGTAGTATCATAACAATCATTAGTATCTAAAAGTTTATTAGAAAATGCTACTTTGACTACTGTGTTATCTGCAATAGTTTGAGAGTTATCAGTTAAGATTGCTTCAAAGGCAGGTGCATTAGTTACACCAGTTATTGAAGTGTTACCAGTAGTTTTGGGTTGAATCTCGTCAACGAATAATTTAGACAATGGTCAATACTCCATTTACTGTTAATGTTTTGTTTGTGGGAATTGTGTAATCCCCTGCAACCATGGCTCTTTCTCCACTAGCTATTGTTACGTTGTCAGTAGCTGAACTTCCATTAATCCTGATGCCATCTCTATAGACAGTAGAACTAAACTTATCTCCAGTAACTGAACCATCTGTAGGTACTACTGAATTGCCTACCTCACCTAAAGCCAAGATGTAATCAATCGTGTCTGAAGAACTTAATGTTTCTGTAAAGATAATGTTAGACCCTGATACACTATAGGCATCATTAGGTGCTTGAGTAACACCATTGACAGAGACTATTAGTTGTTCTGCCGTAGCAGGGTTGAATGATGCTGAACCTTTAGTTAAGGCATATGTGTCTGTAGCTGAAGCTGTAATAGCATCTAGCTTATTGAACTGCCCAGTAAGTGGCTGATTACCTATGAATGGCATGGCTTACTCCTTTGGCTTTGTTGGAAAAGTAATGTTACTCAAGGCATCATCACTAGGTGTTTGACTTGTTATGTCTCTCAAAGCTTGTCTGTATGTTTCCCATTTAGCAGACATTGTTACATCAGAGTTACCCATGTAATCTGTTTCAGCTAGTAGTGCATCTCTTTGACTTCGTAGTTCTGCCATACGTCTGTTAGGTGCATCATCTGTCCATGCTTTTTCTTCTGCATCTCTTGCTGTTTCTTCTTCTGCTGTAAATGCAACTCTTTGATTTGCTATGTTATGATGTCTAGTCATGCTAACTCTTTACTCCATATAAACTGAATCTGCCTGCTGTTATATTTCCAGAAGAAGATTGAAATTTCAGGTAATTTATAGCTGAATTAGTTGGAATATTTATGCCTGCGTTCCACATATAAGCATTAGCATTATGTTTCCCAACCAATTTAGAAAATATCCATTTGCGATGAACAGTAGATGTTATACCAGTTAATTGAACTATTGCACTTGCAGTTTGGTTGTCATCATTTCCCATAGTACCACCAACTTGAAAATAGCTATTATTTGAATGAGCTTCCATACCATTTTGAGAGCCATTGTCTACTTGTCTGTAGAGCCTACCTGATTGTATTGTTGCTACAAAATTACTTCCATTGTCTATAGATGGGTAGCATCTTAATTGTGTAGCATCTGTTACTGGCTCATAACCAGTTATTCGTACCTCATAACTTCTGTAGGCAGTTGTAATGTAAGTGCTATTAAATATAACAGAAGCATCACCATCTGACACATCTGTTGTCAATATATGGTCTAGACTAGTACCACTTACAGTTCCACTAAATGCATAGGTATCTGCTAGATTCATTGACTCAGCTTGTATTTTACTTAATGCCATTCTATGCTCCTATACTGACGGACAAAGTTTAATGAATTGTGCTTTTGTGGTGTTCCAACTTGAGCCACCTCTTACATTTAAATTACCACCACTACTGATACGAAAGACTATTCTTTCATTAGCTACATCTGTTATATTAAAAGTATAGGGTAAAGTAATAGTAGAATGAGCATTACCAGCCCTACTATTTTGATACCCACCATGAACTGCAACCAAAGTACTACCACCATCACTTGAGTGCATTATTAACACACCTGAACTATTAGCAGCTTGAGTATCATAAAAACAAAAGGTTAATGTTACATTCCATATACCAGTAGATGGAAATTTCCATTCTCCATTTGGACCAACATATAACATTCCACCATTTTTATTTGCAGTACTATTGGTTGTTTTTCTAGTCCATGATATATCTAAATTATGATTGTTATTTTCTGCATGATCGCCAGTTCCATAATAAAATGTTTCTATTACACTATTAATTTCTGATGCACTACTTGACCCAGTACCACCATTCGCCACTGGCAATACACCAGTAACCTTTGATGTAAGGTCTACTGCACTATTAGCTATCTTTGCTGTGCTTACAGAACCATCAGGTGGAACAGTTGTTTGAATGGCTTTGCCTAAATACAAAATGTAAAAATCATCTGTAGTTTCAACATCACCAGTCATAGTTAAACCAGTACCATTAACTGTATAAGCTTCTGTTGGCTCTTGTCTTACGTTGTTAACAAAGACTTCAATCTCATTTGCATTGGCTACTGCATGAGTTAGGGTATATCCTCTTTTAGCTGGACTACCAGTAACACCAGTTAAATCTTGCTTGGCAAAGCTTGTAAAGTTTACGTCAGGTGTATTTCCAATAAAAGGCATATCAAATCCTATGTACTAATGTTTTCTACATAACTTGCGATAACGTCTAATGATGTTGCTGTATCACTTACAAAAAACAATCTGTCACCACTTAACAGAACAATCTTTGAATCATGTGTAAAAGCTGATCCACTAGGGATT